AGAATTTGCAAATTCTAAACCATTTGCAGCAGCATTAACTCTTAATGCTTGATATGCAGTTGATGATCCACGATCAATTTTTCCTACACCAATCGAGCTAGCGGCAAGATTGTTTAAGTCTTCTCGTAGCATTGGACGACCACCTGCAGTATAGTTATCATGTGCTACTAATGTATCCTTGGTAGTGTCTAGAGTTATTTCACCCTCTGCACCAGTAAACGACGCATGCTCTGCAGTTGTGCCGCGCCTGATTTTAAGTTGTGTTGCCATATTTAACTCCCGACAAGTTCAACGATTAACATATCGTTGTCTGTTATTGTAATTGATGAATTAGATGCGTGGTATAATCTAAATTCTAATTCGTCTCCAAAAGAAACTGGTTCCATCCACGAAAACGTATGATGAAAATTAGCTTCTGCTGTATAATCTGCGTAACTTACTTTGGAACCATTTTTCCAAAGTTGTAAATCACAAGTATTGTTTACTTTAAACTTTAACTCAAATTTCAGATATGAGTTAGTTACGTCTTTATCTATTTGAATTCTTCTATTTGAATCTTCTAAAGTAAGCTGACCAATACCATCTTCAATTGTAGTTGTCATAGGCAGTCTAGCTGTATTAGAAGCATTAACATTGCAAGCAGTTAATGTTTGGGCTCCAAACCTATACATGGTAAATCTCTTATTAACTAGATTACCTTTAAGATTTGACTGATCTGCTTTCATGATTTCATAGCCACCAGGCGTAGAACCGTCATGAACAAACAGAGCATTACCGGAATCAACACCAAGTAAGTTATCTGATAAGAATGCTAGAAGAAGAATTCCACCACCATCTTGTCTTACTGTTGTTGTAGCATCTGTTATAACACCATCATCTACGTTTGTAGTAGCTGAAGCAGTAATTAAACCGTTATCTACAATAGAAAGAGTTCCAGCAGGCTGCTCTTGTGCTCCAGCAGAATCTGCATAAGCTATACTTTTCCAGCCTGTACCTGTATAAATTTCAGGAATTGCAAAAGTATTTCCTACATCAGTATTCAGTCTAATATAACCTAAAGTTTCAGCTGGTGGATCCGACACAGTAATAACATTAGCCATTCCTGTTTGACCATGTTGAATAACTACTTGGTTATAAGCATAATCAGTTGGAATTTGAAGTACAATTGAACTTGGTGTCGAGGTATCAGGAGCAAGAGTTCCTTGAGTACCAGATACAATACCATCACTTGCAGTAAGCGCGTATTGATCCATTGCTGCATTCGAGTCAGTTTTCTCAGTATGTCTTAAGAATAAACCGTGTCCTACTGTGTGATTATTAAATGTATATCTTGAGCCTTTGAATAAAGTTATACTAGAAGTATCTGTAACATCAGTAGCTGCTGCAGCTCTATTATAATTTTTAGCCCATGACCATAACCAAGGTTCGTTCTGCAAGAATCCAGGATCACTAGATACTACATTTGCAGTTACTTTCAGATCAAAGGTAACATTTTCCCGGCCACCTGTATGGGTGGTTGGTCTTTCCGCCGTATTACCTCTCGGTAATTTTAAAGCACCTGTGGTATGTAATGCTCCTTGAGAATACCAATTGCAATCTTCAACCGCAACTGTATTTGGCGCAATACCATCGTTACTTACTTGAGTAAATGCCACTTGCTAAACCTTTCTTAGGAAGGTTCAGTCGGCCAAGTTACATTACCAAGAGTAGTACCGTCCCAAGTAGGGCTTGCTCCGTCTGGAAGATCACGAAGAGCTTGACGATAAGTTGTCCAAGCCGATGCCATGGTAACATCACTGTTTCCCATCCAATCTGACTCTGCTAACTTAGCATCACGCTGCCTGCGAAGTTCTTTCATTGGAGCTGCATTATCAATTTCGGTCATTTTTGCTGAAATAGCAGACCAGGTTGTACCCCAGTCATCTGGATCAGATGATTCAATAGCTGAACCATTAGCATCTGCTCCTGTTATTTTTGCGAACATTTCACCGAATTCTGCTTCGGTAGTTGGTTCGCCACGAAGGACCCATTCTGTAATTCCAAGTTCTTGGAGTGCTTCTGCAACACTTGCCATGATTTTTTCTCCTTAGTTAAAAATTCTTACGTAGTTATTTATATAAGTTTTATTCTATAGTTTAATTTCTTGCGCTATTAAAGTACCTCTATCAATCATTGCGCTCATTCCTGGACTATAACCACTATCACCTATTGTACCCATATTACTAGAAAAAGCAGTTACTGTGCCACCGCTAGCTCCATAGCTTTTTATGTATATTTCATATTGTACTTGCTGTGTGGTGTTTGGTGAATCAAAAAATATGTAAGAAACATGAGGATAGAAGTCATGCGAATAGCTTCCTGTGTTCATATAATGATCCCAACCACTTCCAGCTTTCCAAGGTGACATAGAGCCAGATCCTATTTTTCTATATATGCCATAATTAAAAGCACTTACTACACTAGTATTATTCATATAAGTTTTTCCATCAAAGTGGATATGCAATCTATTACTTGTAGATGTTGGAGTAATAGACACAATTAACCCAGTAGCATTATAAGCACTATTTGATGAACTAGTAACCTCAGTATTAGTCGTAGCAATTTGAGTTTGAACTATAGTACCAGCTGGCAATGTACTTGCATCTGTTGCAGGTACTTGTCCTGAGATAAGAGAACCTGATAAACTTCTAGTATTAATTTTAGTTAATGGCATATCTTTATCCTATTAAATTCATTTGCCACCAAGTGTGGTATGGGTTTCCGTTTGTTGTAACATTTGATGAATAAAAGGCCCATATTTGTATTGCGTCACCAGCATTTAATCTTTTAGTGATCGACCCTTGATTCATATTACTAGCACCAGCATCACTTCCAAGAGCATCTTCACGAGTACCGTTAACATTTACTGCTAGTTGGTTAACATTATTTGATGAAGTATACAAAGATGCTGAAATATACCATAAACCAGAACATCCTGTTGGAATTGTATATGTTGAAGTCGAAGTATTAAAGCCATTCATATTATCTTCTGGATCAAACACATCAGAAGTACTAAAAGAATTATATCTTACATAATCATTTGACCCACCTAAAGTTACAGCACCAGTCTGGCCAACTTTTAACATCGGAATCTTTGCTACCTTTACAACACCATCAGTGTTAAAGCTTAATGTGCTTGTACCAGTATTATTTTGAAGTGCGTCTACTTTTAAAGTACCGGTCATTGTGCAATCTCCATGAGAGTCAGAGTAGAAGAGCCTGTTGCTCTGTTAGCATCACTTGTCTCGTGCGGCCGATTAATATAGTGAGTTCTTGATGTTGTAGCCATTGGCCTTGAAAGCACCTTATATGTTGTTTGCAATGTGGTTGCCGGGCTATCTAAATATGTCCAAGAAGAAACAGCTGTTTCGTAAACAGCGTGAGTATATGGTCCGTTGTTTTGCCAACTGGCTAAAGTCGAGCCTCCAGCAGCGGTGCCTAGACCTAAGTTTGTGGCAGATCCAGCTATAACGCGCTGAATTCTAAACTGATTGTAATTGTCATCTTGGGCGTCTCCGACCACTAAATGTACCATAAGATATATCTTACTACTCGTACTTATAGGAGTAATATTGGTTGTTAAATTTGTTATTTCTGTAAAAGTTGTGCCAGTTACAGTTTGATGAGTTGTCATGTTTGTAGATTGAATTTGAATAACTTGACCAGGCGCAACAATAGATGCAGTATCGGTTCCTACAATCTTTTGCCCAGTCGGTACAGTAATTTGAGATGCATTGTTTGCACGAATATTATCAGTATAAAGCGTACTCATTGTGCTATCTCCATGGCAGAAATACTAAAACTATCATCACCATTTGCTAGTATTCTTCCATATCCACTACTTGCTTGCCTTGCAACATATATTTTATAAATTAATACACTTGTAGTTGCAGGCGAATCTAAATGTTGAAAAGAAGATGCGTGTAGTGTTGTAGCACTAGAAGAATTCATATATCCAATATGTCTACTGACTTGACCAGATGGAAGACCAGGAACACCTGCAAAAGCACCACCACCTACGCTTCTGTATAACGCCATTTTAACTGAGTTAGAAACAACTCCATCTTGGTAAAAACCTTGAGCATGCATAGTAACAAGTATTTTACTCGTAGAAAATTTTGGTGTTATTGTTACAGCAATCCCAGTTGCGCCATAAGTTGTTGATGATACTGAAAAGTTAGTATGAGTACCGTCACCATTATAACCTTGAAATTCTTGCACTTGAATAATATGTCCTGGTGCATGCAAAGTTTGATTAGCTGGTACAAGAATCTGATTTGCATTAGCTCCTGTTGGATTACCTTTGAGTGTGGTTACTTGTAATTCACTTGCCATTTATATCACCGTTAATGTTCCGTCAATAGTTACTGTCGCATCTAAGCGAACTGGACCAGCAACGAATGCGTTCTTTGTACTTGCAATTGTGACGTTTTGATCAATAATTGCATCGTTAACTCGAATAGGAGTATCATCTGCTACCAAACTTGATCCTAACTTATTAGTATTTATAGACGCGTCAGAGACTGTTGTGGTAT